CCAGTCCCGATAATGTTTCGTTTTCAAATTTCACTTTTTCTAAATCCAATAAAGCTTTTACAGCTTTTGAATTTTTGGCTTTCGCAGCATTTAAAGCGTTATCAATTAAATTATCTTTTTTGACTTGCAATAAATCAGACTCATATTTTTCCTTTGCAGATTTATTTTCGTCTTCCAATCTTTTGATAGTGCTTTGCAATTCCTCATTATCCTTGTTGTTTTTTTTCAACTCTTTTAACTGATTATCTCTTTCAGTCAGCTGTGTTTCTAAATTCTTTTTAGCATTATTAACTTCATCAAAACGAGACTTCGGTATAAATCCTTTCAGTTGTTCCGTATTTGCTGACAATACCTTTTCTGCCTGTTCTTCTGTTAGTCCTAATGCAATTAATTGTTCTTTATTCATTCCTATATCCTCCATTTTTTACGATGTATGTCATCGAGATTTTTATATTTGTTCTTTTTCGCCTGCAAATAATTAAAAAGGCGATTGATTAATGGAACCATTCAAATTGTTTTTTAAGCTCCATGTTTAACATCTGGGTTAAAAAATCAACATCTTGCTCAAATAAATCAGGATGTGCTTTAATTATGTAATCCACTAAATCCCCCGACATTTTTTTTAATCTTTTTCTTCTATAATCAGGAATTTCAAGCATTTTAACATCTAATTCTTTTAGATTTTTAATTTCGGTGTAAGTTTTTTCAAAAATATCAGGCTTGCACGGATAAAATTCTTCGTTTACACCTTTAATTATCCAATCTCCTAACTCTATATACATATTTCCTTCAAGAGTTACGATATAATATCTGTTTTTATCTGCGTCAAACCGAATTTTGTTTTTATTGACAAAATTCAGTATTTCACTTATGTTACTACCGCTTTCATTTAGTTGAATAGCTTCAATTACGACTGGCTTCTTACGATATTTGTTAGTCATTTTTATTTCACCTCCTCAAATGCTAATATCAAAGCTGTATTTATATACCATTCTTTACCGTTACTTACTAACTTTACATTTCGTCCTTTATCCGCCAATTTAATAAATCGCTTCAAAGTTCCGTTATATTCAACACCCATATAATTTCCGTCACTATGATAAATGTTAAGCTTTATCATTTTTCCTCCTAAACTAAAAAAGAGCAGCGGTTAAACTGCTCCTGAATTATTACTGTTTTTTATCACTCTTGTACAAGTTCTCTAAATCTGAAATTTTAAACGTTAAATCCTTCTCTTCTTCAAGAACTATCATCATAAATTCAAAAAAATCCCTGTGTAACTTTATTTCAGCTTCTTTAAAAGGACTGTCCAAGCCTTCCCAGGATATCTCATTTTTCTTTTTCTGGATCTCTTTTTCTTTGTTTTTCATTTCTTTGAAAGCTTTATAAAGCCTGTGGTTTTTTGACAACATGTCTTTTTCTCCTATATTTCAGTTTCTTTTCCTTAGCTTTTTGCACCTGAAAAACTTCTGCAACATTTTCAAAATTTACATTCTCAAGTTTTCGCGGATCCATATTTAAGTCGATATCTTTCATTTCAAACAAATTTCTAGATAATTCATGTATGTATTTTTCATCTATCGCCGCCATATATCTTAATTCGTAATTAGTGAAAAATGTAAAATCATCATTACTGAACCCCCATTCATGTAATCCTTCCGGATGGTTATGCGTAACGTATGAATTTTCATAAGGTATACTCATTTTATGTAGAGATATCGAACTTGCATCACCTTTTGCCACATAAATCTCTCCACTTTCGGTTATTACCATCGCACTTTCATAAGTATTTTTTACTATTTTCTGCTCATATTTTCTTAACAGGTCTACAGGATTATTATACCCTGTATTTTTTATATTGCCAAGTTTCCTATAACGTACGTCTTTCTCCAGGACAACCGTTTTATTTCCTGAACTCAATCCTTTAAAACTATCTTCTACTTCTATTTTACTAAACATTTCATCAATTGTTCTGCCATATTCATTTGCAAGTTCCCTCGGTTTAGGGCTTGTCATAAACTCTGAAAATGCTTCTGCAAATGTTTCCTGGGCGTTTGTAGATCCATAATCACTTAATTTTTCTGTTATGTCTCCAATTTGCAATTTTAATTTTCTAAATATTTTAGGTCTTATTTTACTTGATACTAAATTTGATGCTATGTTTTTGTTAGGATGCTCCCCCAAAACTTTCGCATTAAATGAGAGAAAGTCATCAACTGCATGCCCTATTTCATGCATTGTTATACTTTCCCAGGTTGTCCCTTTTGGAAAATATCCTCTCTCCACAAGTTTAGCTATTTGTTTTTTAAATTTCTCCAGATTACCATAATAAATTTTATTAAAAGTTATTCCTCCTTGACCTGTCCCAATATTGCAGTTTGCAAAATGCTTTGAATCTTTCAGTTTATGAGTGTTAAAAGCAGCCAATCTACCTTTCATCTGAGGGTATCTTTCAAATACTTTTTCATAAGTCTTATGAACAGATTTTGCAGCTTCGAGTTCCATCCCCTCGTAAGAAAGCAGTTCATTTGAATTAAAACTGTCATTTTTATAAAACCAGTTTTGTGATTTTGTGAATTCCTCCATTTCTTCAATCGAATTGATTTCATCGAGCGTTTTATGTTTTCCAAAACTTTTTTTCTGTTTATCTACTACCCCCAAAGCATTATCCACATATTTTTCTTTCCAGTCCTTATACGTGATGTCCGCCGGAACATACTCCGTTTCTCCTGTTTTCTCATTCCTTGAAGCTCTTTCGCCTTCCATGTCATCAAAGTAAGGTGCGGTTGTTGTCCTACAACACACATGGAACGGATTCGCAGTGACTCCAACTTCATAATCCTTTAAGTCGAATACTTTGCCATCCATATCCTGACATATATCCGATGTCCTGTTATCCAGTGTGGCCACTATCTCATACTTTTCTACCCCTAAATCCTGATAACTCTTGAGCCTTGCCCTACTTGAATATGCAGCACTCTCAGTATACACCAGTCTTGATGCATTTGCTTTTGACACTTTCATTTTCTTAGCAATTTTATCAGCAAGTTTTTCAAGACTGTCGCCTCTGATAAATGCCTGCGTCATTTCCGTATGTAGAGTATTTATAAGCTTGTCCTTATCTTCCCAGATCCTGTCAGAAAAGTTTTTCCCGTCAGGAGCCCATGGCTTTTTAATAACTGTATTTACAAGCTTATCGTTAAGGCTATATATGTTAGTTGCTACTCCTGTACCTTTTGCTATCTGAAAAGCCGTACGGTTGTACTGGTCTTTATAAAGATTTTTAAGATAACTTTCAAATCCGCTTTCACGACCATTATAAAGCTTTTCTATTTCCCCTCTTACTTGCAACTTCATAGCCTCAAGCCGTTCAATGTGCACTCTTGCACTTGCGTTCTCAAGTTGTCTGCTCCAGCCTTTCTTGATTCCGTTTTCTTCTCCGTGCTTGATGTATTCATCAAGTGTCCACTTAAATTCTTTAAGTTCTTTGTCGTTCAGCATCTTTTTAGCCTCGGCCAGTGATACATCGTTATTCTTAGCTATTCTGTTGTACCATACCTCAATATCCTTGTTTATTCTCGCGATAGCTCTTTCATATTCAAGTTGCTGTCTCCGGAATTCGTCTCCCGCTATTTTATTAAGTCTTTCTTCCTCTTCAATAAACCTGTCCTGCCAGTAATTATTTTTACTCATAATCTATTGCCTTTCTTAAAAGTCAAGATATAATTAATATTGTCGAAATTTTCGGCGGAAAGCGTAGGTGATTATTTATGGATGAAGATCTTCTAAAGTTTTTTAAATCCTTAGATTTTGGTCCTGACGGTTATGTTTCATTAATTTCAACTCAATATTCGCATAAAGAAAATGAATATTTAGCCCGATTGGAAAATGCAGATTTGATTATCATTCAAAGACCTTATACACCATTAGCAAAAACTATAAAAATCACATCAAAAGGACAAGAGGTTTATAGAAAATAATATGAAGAGGGGATTACCCCTCTTTATCCTCTTCATGCTTATGATCTCTAAACCCTCCATAATCTTCAATATTTTCCCGTTTTTCGCTTTCCAATCTTTCGAGTTCGGCTTTTGCATCGGTTGTCCACGGGTGCTGTACCACAAGTGTTTCTTTCGATAATATTCCAACGCTAGCCTGTATGTCCGAAATAGCTTGACTCTCGTTTATTAAAATATCTCTGTTTAGTATAAATTCGACTTCCTCGCTGTCATTATTTCCATTGCCTTTATTTTCCAAATCTCGATTAATGAACCACAACAACTCTTCTAAACTTGCCTGAAATTCAGTTTCCAAGTCATTTGCTTCTAAGTCAATGTCCGAATACATTGACCTAATATTTAACTGATTAGGATTATTTCCAAGTGTATCAGATTTACTGTCAAACCCACCACCATTTTCCATTATTGCTTTTTTAAGCAAATTTACAATACTCTCGTAATTACTTGAATTGACTGTTACTTCTAATTTTTCAAGTCCGCCGTCATTTTTAACCTTAACAGCTCCGAATGTATTTAAATTCTTCCTAAACTCTCCTAAGTTCTCCCCGTCGTACTCTTTCAAAATTAAAATTGTATTTCTGTTGTTCTCTTGCATATTATTTGCAAAATCACTTATAAGCTCATTTAAGGCATCTTGTAGCCCTTTCACTCGCTTAAGCAAGGATTGCTCTAACTCGTCTGCTCTAAATGCAATAATAGGCAATTTTTGCCAGTTATAAACTTCTTCTTCTCCTTCCTCTCCAGTCGTTAAATTCATATAACTTTTTGTTTCGATATAATTCATGGCATAACTCTGTCCGTCCATCTTGTAACTTTGCATTCCGTTTTTTGTGTATATCTCAACATAAGTTTTATAATCGTAATTACCGTTTTTAAAAGTTTTTACTCCATACACTCGAATTAAATAATCCAGTTCATCATGCTCATTATTTTTCCAAACAGGAATACACTCTTCTGAATTTAATCTTTTAAATTTTAATTTATTATCTTCGCCGTAATAGACGTATAAAAATCCTAACCCTGTGTTATATACGTCTGTTCCGACTCTTTTTAAAATTCTCAGAAAAGATTTATCGAAATAATCGTTAAGTATCTTGCTATAATCTTCATTGTCTGTCTGTACTGTCAAAGGTTTTCCGAGTACATAATTGACTTTTTGTTTAACAAGTTTTTTATACTGATTATCAATAAGTCGATTATTCGGCAAATTATCAATTACTTGAAGCCGTCCGTCCTGTCCTATCGCTTCTCTTTTCCTATTTAAAATCTTATGTTTTCCCCGATAATACTCAATCCCGTGTTTCTTATCCGTATAATTTTTCGAGTTAAAATAATCTCGGATAATCATTTGCACTTCCGTTATTTGCACATTCTCCATTTTCTTTCTCCTAAAAAATCTTTTTATAAATTCAAACATCGTTTATCTCCTTAATCAAATGAGAAGTTATCAGGTTTTGACACTTTCTCGGCTATTCCTGTTATACAATCAGGGGCGTCATCATGCTTATTTTTCCCCTCTTTTTGGTATTCAATCATCGCTTTATAAAATTCAGGCCATTTATCTTTCCAGTTAATCGGGAAATAAATATGATCCATTACCCACGTCGCATTTGATAATATTCGAGCCTGTTTATTTTGCGATTGATGAAACCAATTTATGCGGCATCTATTTGTTTTATATGTTTCTTTTAATATCTTTTCGATCGCCCTTGCAAATCCCCGCCCCCCATTATTGCTTTCTATATCGGCTTTCCGTGTGTCATTTCTTACCAGCATTTCTGCAACTTTCGGCTCCGTAATTTCCATCGGCTCCTTTGTATAAACCACATCAAGAATATATGCTTCTTTGTCATAAATCCCGTAACAAACACTGCATAAATAATCACTTCCCATATCCGCTGTATCGGTGTAATTCTTAATTTCTGTAAATAGCGGCTTTCCTGTAATGCCGCAGGGTATACCCTCGTATGTTTTAAAATTGCTGTACAAACGACCTTTTAAATCTATAGGCTCCTGCTGATAGTTAGCACTCGCAATGTCCTCTCCCATAGTCTTTTTCTTTCTCAAGTATTCCTCATATGGCAAAACTTCATCGCACAACATCACCCTATCATCTTGCAGGGCCTTCATTTTGATATGTTTTATTTTATATCCTGTGTTCGGCATTTCTTCTATCGCTTTTCCTGCTAAATCCTGTGAGTGCCAACGGGTCATTATAATTATTATCTTCCCGTTAGTTTCTAACCTTGACAACATAGTATTCGTGAACCAATCCCAGTGCTTTTCCAATACATTTTCATTATATGCTTCTTCGGCATTCTTAATTAAGTCATCGACGATTATTATGTCCGCTCCAAATCCTGTCGCAGTTCCTGTAGGAGAAGTAGCAAGATAATTGCTGTATTGCCCTTCCAAACTCCATAAATTCATGGCTCCGTCACCTTTTTTTATCGTAACATCAGGAAATATATCAGAGTAAACAATTCTCTCAGGATCTGCTTTTATTTCCGAAATCGTATTTCTAACGGCTTTTGAAAATACAGTTGATAGAGTCTCGTTGTATGACCCTGTCATAATTTTTTTACTGCTGTCATTCCCGAGTAACCACTCGACGAACATTGTCGCCGACCTGCTTTTTCCGTGTCTTGGTGGCAAATTAATAATCAGTACATCGTTATCAGAGTTTATAAAATCTTGCAAAGTATTGCATAACTCAACCAGATAATCTCGACTTTCTTTATAAAAATCAGGAGCCATTAACTGACAATAAAAAAAGAACTCACGCCTTGCAAGTTCCAGTTGTGCCTGTTGTATTAAATTACTGTTTTCCATTTTTAATAATCTCCCGTAATTCTTCCGTTGTCAGTCCTGCAAACGGATTATTCGACTTTACCTCTCCTGATAATTGCAGTTTATCATTAAACATCCCTAGATGTCTTCCAAGCAATTCAAGAGCCTTTTCTTTGTTATAAAAAGTTATTTCAATGCCATTTTTAGTTTCTTTTACTCCCGATATACATGCTTTCTGTTCTTCTGATAACTCGCTAAAGTTTTTTATAATCACTGTTTGGTATCTTTTATTATTTATTTCTCGGATTCCAACACTGACAATTTCAGTTCTGTCTGTAAATGCCAGTTTTGCTATTTCTTTCAGTACTTTATCCTGTGTTATCTCTGTCCTTTTGCTTCTCTCATCCATTCTT